CCGTGCCGCCGCCAGCGTTGACTATTGCGCCAGTGCCTTCCAGTTTGACCGTACCCACTGTGATGTAGCCCTTGGGCGCCAGTGCCGATGTTGTCCAGTGCAAGTTCGCGCCGTCATCGTGGACGTGCATCGATACGGCGAACACCTCACCCTTGCAGATGACTTGCGGCGGAATTGGAGTAACGAGCGTGAGGTTTGCCATTAGGTGCACCGGATAGGGTTGGGTCGATCAAAGTAATAAGAGACTGCGCCCGTCTTCGTGTAACTCACGGTCATGATGACTAACGCTTCAAGGCTTGTCGTAACCCATCCGGACGAGTAGTACGAGCCGACCGGGCCCACCGTAGACGCTGGGCTTGAGATGTCCATCCCATCAATGTCCGTGGAACTGGTGTTGAACAACTCGCGGAGGTTGATCGCGCCCGTGAAGTCGTACTGAGTGCCCGTCACGTTCTCATGCCAAGGCGATGCAGACAGCAATACGGCTTCTGTCCCTGCGTACGACCACCTACAGCCAGCGGTAATCACGGTCGCGGTTTGGATGCGTGCAAGGAACGTGCGCGTGGCAAACGCCTCCGGCATCGATGCGCGGTAGGCGTAGTCGATCGCAGGCTGATTCGCTGCCAGCGCGTCCGCTGAATCCATAAAAGCGTTCATGACTGTACGGTTGGCTTTCCCGTACAGACCGCTGTTGAAGATGGGACGCTGGTTACTCATGAAGCAGGGAAATCGAATTGACGATCGGCGAGGCTGCGTCCCGGTGTGACGCACGTGTTGACGGCTGGCAATGCGGTCAGGAACGCGTCGTACACAGCCGACGGGAACATGAGTTTGAGATCCTCACGATCCGGGTACGGTTGGTACCAAGCGATCTTGGAGGCTTGGTTGTACGGGACGCCAAGGAAGGTGGATGCCGCAGCGGCAAGGAAAGAGGCGCCGCCAGTGTTGGGCGCTGGGCGCTGCTCAAAGAACGACATCCAGTCAAAGAGGAACTTGAACTGCATGATGTAGATCTGATCGTTCACTGGCGAGATGCTGATCCCGTTGCAAAGGATCTGTCCCGGTTCGTAGCCGAGGAATGTTTCCGAATTGCGCGTACCGAGCCAGCCGCTGAAGTACGGGCCCGGCTCCGGTGCGATCTCGTCATCGGGCCCAAGCGTGAACGTACGGTCGTAATGGAACTCGCAGATGATCTGCATCTGCTGTACGAACCGATTCGCGGGTTGTCCTTGTACGTCCACCTTCGTACCGCCGATGTCGCCACCCGATGCCGACGGCGGGAACGTGTACGGCTCCTCTGGGATCGCTGCGTCTACTCGCCATATCGGCATCTGCCGCATTGAACTTGTGCGCGTGATGCGCGTCCATGGCTCCGGGAGTGTGGCGTTGTAGGCAAACTCCATCAGGCTTGACCAGTTCGCAGTAACCATCCAAGTCTTTAACGCTCCGGGCATACAGCGCCAGTCAACCGATTCGCATACGAGGAACGATGCGTTAGCGTCGCAACCTGTATATCGCGCTTGAACCTTCGGGATGAACAGCCCACCCGCGCCAGTCTCTGACGCGGCGACGATGATTGCAATATCTTCCGGGCAAGATTGAACGTCCGCCTCGTTGACTGGCACCCATGACACAACGTAGTTCTCCGTCATGGTGAACGGTTGCCCGGGGCTTTGCACCTTGTACTGTGGGCCACTGGCGTGCTTAACGATCTTGAGCGCTCCCATTAGTCTCCCTTTACCTTTGCGAACATGGCTTCAAGTGTGCTGCCAATGGCTTGCAGGAGCGGCCCAGCGCTTACGCCAAGTATTGATCCGTTTGCAGTTTCCACTGGGTTGGCAACAGCGGCTGCCGCCATCTCCGGCATCTGATTCAATGAACCGAGCGCCATGAGTGTGGCGTCGGCGCTTTCCGTGGCAATGAGTTTCGTTTGGTTCCAAATGGCGTTGAGGACGATCATCCCTTCGCCGATTTGCTTTGCGTTCTGAAGAGTGCTGGCAGTCTCTTCGGCTATGGCATCTTCCTTTGCGCGGTCAATGCCCGCCTGTACCGGGCCCATGGCTTGACCGACAGCCATGTCTGAACGCAGTTGAGCCTGTGAAAGATTGGCGGCGCTCGTCATCGCTTCAGGCGAGAACGTGTGCGCGAGTTTGGACAGATGCTCGGAGCGATCCGAAATAGCCGTGTACATTTGCTGCGCGAGTTGCAGCACCTTTTGCGCTCCCATCATGCCAGCCATGGCGGTGCTGCTGGCGCTGATGCGGTTGATCTTCTCCATGGCACCATTCACGCCGGAGATCAGTCCGCTCGTATCCGCTGTGATGCTTACCGAAGCCTTTAAGTCATTAGCCATGGTGCAATCCTGTGAGGTGGTGCGCTCGTCAGCGCGCAAGCAATCGTGATCAGCAGACTCTCAATCCGTTCCTCCGGCGTCGCCTCACTCATCAGCCCGACTGGCATATCCATTCGGGCTGCTGGAGTCATCCTCCAGATGCGCCTTTCGGCGCTTGAATAGGGCGCTCTTTCATTACCTCCGCGATGATGGCGTTACCAACTTCAACGCGCAGATCGGCAGCGGCTACGCCTTCAGCAAGCAACGGCGTTCCGTCGGCGCATCGCACACAAGCGATCCACCAGTACTGCCCGCCCGCGGCGATATCCCGCATCACTGGTCGGCGCACCTGTAGTGGTGGCAATCCTTCGATGTTGGCATCGCGCCAGCCGTCGCCTAGATATTCGGTTCCGATTGGCATTAGGCTGGCTTCGCTTCCGAGAAACTAAAGTTGATGGTCGCCGCGCCCTGCCCGTCGTACGAACGGCTGGCACTGTTCAACATACAAGTGATGCTGTAGGACGTGCCCGAGTTGCCATCGCTCCAGGCGACAATGGTCTTCGTGTCTGTCGCGGTATTGATCAGCAGCGTGAGCGCCGTTTCCGCGACGGTTGTAGCCATTGCCGTGCAAGTGATCTTGCGGGTAACACGGCCAGCCATTGCCAGCGTGGTGAGGTCGAGCGTGGTGGTAATGTCGATCTCTTGGCGCGATAGGTCGACGGTGACGTTCTGAACCGGAATGGTTACCGAGTTAATCGTGAGTGTCCCGCCGTAGCCGGCTGTGTATGTCGTTGGCATCGTTTAACTTTCGTCGTGGGTAAGGAATGTCGTGGTAACTACGATAATTCGTTCAGCATCGCCCGTACCGTCATCGGGTACAGCGTCGAGCGTTCTCATGTTGATATCAACCATCCGAAACGTAATAGAGTCTTGCGTCACGCTGACTGCAAACGCTTCGGTAATGTCATCCGCTACGGTTAGCGCTTCCGCTACTGTCCCAGCGACGCAAGAGAAGTTGACCGACAGCGTGACCATGTTCGTGACGGTGTTCGTGGTCTGCGCCCATGCGGCAGACGTGAACTCGTAAACGACATACGGCAGCGGATCGCCCTGCCGACGCCAGCGCGGCGACAATTCAGCCACGCCGATGCGCGTCTTTAGATAGTCGTACAGCGCTTCCGTAATGGTCTTTAGGCTTCTACTTGTTGCCACGTAAAGCCTCCTTCGCCGCTTGGAGGATGTAGTCGCGCAAGTTCTTCGTGATCTCGGGCAGCATCCGCGACGCTACGGCGCGAGAACGGAACGCGCCCGGGATCTGCTTGGCTGTGGCGGTCTTTCGCGCCTCAGTGCGTCCCGAGCGCTCTGCGACGAACGTAGGCGCTGCCTCGCGTGCTGCGGCGAAGACTGCCCGCAGTTTCCCGGCGCGCTCTGAACGTGGCCCCGCCAGTGCCGCTGGTCGCTTCGCGGCGATGATCGCCTTGTAGTTCACTTGCTCTGCCTTGGCGTCCTTGCTGAAGTTGGCGTATGCCTTGGATCCCTTGGCGTAATGCCGGAATCCACCTTCGAGCAAGTGCCAAATCTTTTGGCGCCCACTGGAGTTGCCCGCCTTCTTTCCGTACATGACGCCCACGCGCCCTGCCACTCCTGCTGACGCTTTACCGCCAGCGCGCCGGACGTCAACCATGGTTGCGTTGGCAATGTCTTGACGGCTCCACGGATAGCCACGGTAGCTGGCAGACAACCAAGTCCGAGTGAGCGCCACGCGCACGGGCTGCAAAGCCTTACGCATTGAGCGTTTCATGACGTTCTCGGCAACCTTGGGCCCAAGCCGCGCAAGCGCCGTGCGGACGTTGCCGTCCACGAACTGCGTTTTCATCGTGATCTTGGTAGCCGTCATTCGGTTACCTCCGTCGCTTCCATCTCCAAGCGCCGGCGCTTTTGGTCACGGTCAAAGCAAGCGCGGATGTTGAACACGCGCTCGGTGCCGTTGTCTACGTAAAGCAGTCGGCTGTTGGTGGTCACGGCAGGATGCCACGCGGCCAGTATGCGCCAATCGGAGCGTGCGTTAACGCCAAGATCGTCTACGACTTCGTTCGTTCGTGCCGAGTCAATGTGGCAAGCAATCTGTGCGACGCTTAGCCATGAGACTTCTGCTTGTCCAACGCTGTCGATGGTTCGCACGGGATTTTGTACCGTCATCGAAAGCCTCAGCATTCCGGATGGGACGTGCCCAGCCATTACCCGATTCCCTTGCCCATCATGCCTGTGATGCGATCCCAGTAGGTCGAGTCGAGCGCGATGGTGTCATCGCCACGGCTTGCCACATGGTGTGCCACGCGCTGGAGGAGCGCCATCTCTAGCAGCGGATTGAGCGCTGCGTTACCTGCTGTTACAGTCAGAGTCACTGGGTAGGTCAGGTTGACATTGTCAATCTCCATGTCAACGTAGATCAGACCGTTGATTTGGATCTTGGCGCTGTTGAGGTTCCCGGTCAGCGGCGTCGTGGCGCTGTCGCTGTAGGTGACCGTAGTTCCTGCCAGGTCGCCTTGGCGCTCCAAACGGAGGTACAGACCGCCGTAGATCGTCAAGGGCGCTGCGGGCACCCACTGCGTCCTGGTGACACTCTCCACGCACCACCCGGTGCGCTCTTCTAGTTCGCGTACGGCTGCTGCCCATGCAATGCCAATAGCCGGGTCATCCTCCGTGTGAGGAATGCGGGCCCAACTGCGGAACTTTGCAAGGTCTAGAGCCATTGTTCCTCGCTGTAGGTAGGTGGGGCCGAAGCCCCACCCACCTAAAGGATGAGAGGATCAGAATCAGACGTTGGTGACGCGCAACTGAACGAGCGCATCGCCGCGGGTGATGTTTGCGTTGGCAAACGCCATCGCGGTGTACTTGACTTGGCCAGTGGTCGCCAGGGTGATGTCATCGCGGATCATGCCGATGCCTGCCCACTCGCGGATGCTGTAGGACTCGCGAATGTCTCCAACCACTGCCATCACGGTCTTCGCTGCCGAAGTTGTGATAAGAGCCGGGACATACGGAGTTACGTAGACCGGGAGGCCCATGAGCGTTGCCGGTGCTGACCGGGTAATGCCAGCATCGGCTGATGGGACAAACAGCGGGACGTTATTCACAATGATGCCAGCAATCGCTGCGTAGACGTCTTGCGGAATGATCCAAGCGCACGTTGGACTATTCCAGTAAGCCGCTGGCAGAGTCTCGTAGCGCATCTTCGTCAGGTTCTCAATCGTCACCGCGGACGTAGAGGTCGCAGCAGTCACCTTCAATGCACGGGTGTTACCCGATGCAACGGTTGCACCAGTGCGAACGCCAGTGGTCGTCGTTGCAGGATCAAAGATGCCTGTTGGCATATTGGTTCCCGTGCCACCGATGAAAGCGAAGGCCTGATTCTTGCTCAACTTCTTTTGCAAGTCCATCATGACTTCGGCTTCGACGTCAAAGTTGGCTTGGCGCAAGAGAGTCTGCGAAACTTGCGTCGTTGGTGAGCACAACTTTGGCGGCAAAAGCACTTCAGCAAGTGCCATGTCGTTGGTTACAGCAGTGCCACCTTCAGCGATCCACGAACCAGTGCCGCCACCGTAAGAAGCGCTGGTCTGCGTGTTGTAACGGAGCGATGGGTAGCCAGTGACTCCACCGCGATAATCAGCCAACGAACGCATGAAATCTTGGCTGTCGAGGTACTTCAGGATCTCTGTCTCGTAGACAGCAGGCACCATGATCGTGCCAGCAGCGGTTGCAGGAGTGGTTGCGGTCGTGAGTGCGCGCACTTCAGGTGCAGCGCCACCCTTGAGCCAACCGATGAACTGGTCGCGGTACTTCTTGGTGTCGCGCTCTTCGCGTCCGAGTTCCATATCGCGCTTGGCGATGATTTCGACAGCGCTTGAAGACGCGAAACGCTCCCGCATTTGCGCGGAACGGATCTCGGCTTCAACGGTTGCGAGTTCGTTTGCGACTTCATGGCCGCGGGCTTCGACTTCCACGGTTAGTGAGTCTTGTGCGAGAATGGAATCGCGCTCAGCGGTGAGCGCCTTACGGCTTTCAAAGAGTTCGGACAGTTTCATAGCGGCATCCTTAGACGCAGACGAAGACGGGCTAAGCCCGACTGGAGGTTGCGGGCTTCGGCGCTCGTCTGCGGATAAGCGCCGTTTTCTACGATTGAGACTTCAAGCAAACGAACTTGGGTGAGTGTGCGAGTACTTCCGCTCCAAGAGTCGGAGATCACGTTGAAGCCAAAGGACATCTCGCTGAGGACGTTCGCG